GAATATCCTACTTCAACCGAGCCTGTAGTTCCATATCTATTCTTAGATACCACTAGTTGTAATTCATTTTCAGTCCATACACGACCAGTGGAATCTTCTTCTCCATATCTAGATATATATGGATAGTGTGTGAATGCTACTATTTCGGCATCTTGTTCTAGGTTGCCAGACTCGGCAAGATCAGATAGCCTAGGTACTGCATCAACACGATATTCTATATTCCTGTTTAACTGTGATATAAGTACAACACACATATCTTCAGACTTAGCAAGCCATTTGTATTTCTTTGTAGTATCTCCTATCTTGTGCCTCAAGTCGCGCCTGTCATTGAGTGGATACTCGATAAGACCTATGTGGTCATCTATCACAACATCTGGTTTTACACGCTTAATTTCGTGGAATGTATCAGCTATAGTTCGTATATCATCGTACATAAATAACTTATCATTATAATTCTTGTGTATGTAATCTATTGTCTCATTTACCTTGTCTGCGCTGGCTGGTATTCCGTGTCTTAAATTTCTGTAAGAGATAGTATCGCCCTCCATAGCTATGAATTTCTTCATCATTTCTGTGTTTGGCATCTCTCTATTAATAATCATAGTCTTATACCCACTAGATACGAGGTTGCGAGCTATGTTTGCTGCTACCGTTGTCTTGCCATTCGCTGGTCTTCCTGCTATGATTGTAATTTCTCCCCTGGTCATTCCAGATATCACACGATCAAGTTTTGATATCCCAGTTTTAATATTTGTTTTCCTGTTGAATATAGATTCGTGAGTTTGCTGTAATAACTCTTCAAGATTAAAATCTTTTGAAGGCTGAAGTTTGATAAGGTTGCCAATAAGAGTATGTGATTCACTTAGAGTGTCGCCTATATTACTTGTGTTATCTTCTGCGAGGTCGCCTAGCTTTTTAGAATGATCGGTAAGCTTTCTCCTAAGCCAGTACCCGTGAAGCATCTTGGCATAGTATTCAGCCCTCGATGGTATAGCCTCACCAGTTGCTATTTCGGTTATCTTATATAATATATCATTCCCAAGATATTTCTTCTGTGGAAAATTATGAGAAACAGATACTAAATCTATCTCTTCTTCGTTTTCGTGAAGCCTTACAATTGTTTCCCAGATTGACTTGTGAAAGTCAAAGTAGAAAACATCTGAATCTTCAACCCATTTTTTAGCTAAGTCTATATTTATAGGCTTGTTTATTAAAGCTCCAAGTAGAGCTTTCTCAGTTGATTCACTGTGCAAATAATGTACCCTGCTCTTCCATTTGTTTAATTCTATCCAAAGATATTTTATAATAATCTTTGTTTATTTCTGACCCTATGTAGCGACGACCTAAGTTCAACGCTGATAAGGCGGTAGTTCCAGAGCCGACAAACGGATCGTATACGATTTCATCTTTCTCGGAACTTTTATTTATCAAGTAGGAAATGAGTTGCTCTGGTTTTTGTGTTGGATGCAGCCTGTTTCCTGTCCTCGAAAACTTTAATATATTTGCATCCCGTCTTCCGTTAAGCAATCGTCTTCCCTTGGTGGCGAACAATATCATTTCATATTTAGGGGCATAATCGCCCTTTAAATCGCCCATACTTGTATTGTTCTTTTCCCATATCAATATATTCTTAATCGTGAAATCTCGTTGAAGAGTTTGTTTGAATATATCTATGTTGTGGAATGAACAGAATACATACATATGAGAATTTTCTTTTAGAATTTTATTCGTTTGTAAAGACCAATCGTCGAGCCAATCAAGATTGTCATCCCAAAATATATCATCATATCTTTTTGCTCTGTGGTTACTTCTAAAATTCATTCCATACGGAGGATCTGCTACCACTAAGTCAATAGATTCGTCCTCCATATTTGACATAGTATCCATACAATTCTCGTTGTATATAATATTAGTCTTTTTTAGGTGGGATTCTGTCAAGCGACTTCCTTTCATATTCTTTTTTCAGACCGTAAGCTGAATTTTCGTTCTTTATCATACCAATGAGATACTTAATGCCGTATCCCTTTTTGTAATATCTCTCGTGAAGAAATTGTCTAGTCATTTTTCTAATTACTATATCTTGTATTTCCTCAATTTCAGATAGAAAAGAGAACCTATCTAAATCATCCATAGGAAAGTGTGGAGATAAAGATGTAAACATATCATCTATTATTGATAGTGTTAGTTTATCCCTTGACAATCTTTTCTTTTCTATCCTCTTTTTGTAGTCTTCTTTCTTTAGCCTACCGCCACAGGTAGGGCATCTTCGCATTTTGGACATACTTCTTTCTCCAATGGTATATTTTTAAAGTTTGATTTACTAAGATAATAGTACTCACCTCTCTCGGCTGTACACCAAGGCCTTTCACACGCATTACATCTCATAGGAGGTTTAGAAACTCCTGTCATATTAGTACTTCTTTTATCTAGTGTCTCCCGAATGAGTCCATCAAAGTCAAACCATTCTTCATCAAAATAAAAGAGTAAAGTTTCTACCTGTGCATAGTACAATCTTCTGTAAACATTGTTAGTTTGAACACCTGTATTACTGGTATTTCTGTCGCTATTTGGTATCAATGCGCTTGGAGAGATTTTACCATCTCTAACCATTCTTCGTAATTCTGGATCACGAAAACCTCCCCTCTGTCCTCTTTTACGATTTGTATATTTACTTCCGTACTCGGCTTTATCCATTTTGCTATTCTCTTTCTTGTTTTACATTGTGCCTTAAAATTTTCTATTTTTATATCCACTTCCTGATGTTCGCCCATTGACCTGCCATCAGAACCCCAGGCTCTTTGTGCTTTTAATCCGAGAGATTGGGCAACATCCACACACAAACGCTCGAATCTGTTTCCCTTTGCTTTACTTTTGCTCGACATATCTCATAGTCTTTCTTCTTAGAATTTTGTAACATTTATAACATATATCATTGGTATCTTTTTTAACACGAGAATATTGCTTGTGTCCACAAAGCATTATTTGTTTCTTCGCTATACCTATCTCCATTCGCTATACCAATAGAGACCAATTAGTGTGAATATGCAACCTAGTAATAGTCCTAGTATAAATTCAGCCATTTGATTTCTCCCTTTTATTATTTTCCATATCTGAGATCGCCACTTTCGCCGCTCATGTATTCTTTCTCCATCCATTTCTTACCGTTGTTATCTAAGCGGTCATATCTCGGATAGCACGGTAGACAAAGTACGTAGTTATGAGTCATTGAAAATACTATTGTGTATTTATCTTTCTCCTCGCCACAAAGAGCGCAGTGATTTTTGAAATTATACTTTTTCATTCCATCTACCTTCAATCTTTTTACCTCTTTCTTCTATGTATTCAACTAGTTTTTCTGTATCGCCCTTCATATCTATATAACTTTCTGTAAGTATGCCAAGACGCTCCAAGTATTCCCTATAGTATCTAACTATGGAGTCAAGAAGTGTAATTTCCTTCTCATATATCTCCATCTTTTTTATCAGATCTTTGTATGTTTTTTTATGTTTCTTTTTCTTGCTCATTTACTCCTCAAAATAAAGGGCTGAGGAAATCGCCTTTTGGGAAAAAACCTCAGCCCGACCAGACAGAGAGGATAAGTTTGCCAACCAATAATTACCAGCTTTTCGATTGCCAGCCCACACACCAGAAAGGAATCCTTTCATATTTTATTGTTAGTGTGTTAATTATCTTTCTCCTCTATGTCTTGAATAGTTCTGTTCTTGTATTGAATATATCTTTTTCTAAGTCTGTATTTAAGTTTTTTATCTTCACGCTCGGTTAAATCATATATAGGCTTTTTAGCAGCAACGGATCTGTGCTCGTCGCACATTACACCAATGCCTCTATCCCAGCCCATAAGTTCTGTCATAACTTCTTCTATTTTATTCCACTCTTTTATCTTCATCTTTTACTATTTCTTTAACATCGAAGCCGAGCCTGGTAGCCTTAGCACAGACCCAATCACAAAAATCTTCTACATCTTTTTCAGTCATATTTTCAGATTTATTTAGTCTTATCTTCTTCACAGAATCTTCTACTTCTTCTATGTATTTAAATTTTAATTCACTCATATGGTTATTACTCCTCTTTCATGAATTAATGGACTTGTATTATCGCTCCAGATAATCTCGGTAGGATTTTTACACTATGTTTCATGATACCTCACAAGCCCACTTATTCTCCAGAACCGTAGTATTCGCTGACTGCCATAATAGCAGAATTAATCTTTTTTATTACCATCATAAGCGAAAGCTTACTCTCGATATCCCTAGTTTCTATCTTTGATAGACCAGCTTCAGACGTTTGCAGTAGAAAATACATTCGTTCAAATAACTTTCTTTCTTTTTCTGTCACATTTCCTCCATAAAAATATCAGGACTTGGCACAGTACTACGGCGTTAATTCGCTGTTGATTTGCATC